TGGCCACGGGGCCAACTTGGAGCACTTCCTGCAGATAGCGAACAATTTATGATGATCGAAGATCTTTATAAAACTACTGATAAATTAAACAAACATATAGAAAATATGGCGTTAAACAAAGTTAATATAGAATTTTTAAGAAAACAAATGGATAAGGTATTGGTAGATATTGAAAAATTAAAAGATGCAAACAGAGAAATGAAATATACAAACGGCGGTAGTAAATGATAGAAACCGTATTTGCTTTACTTATGTTTTGGGATGGAGAGATAAAGGAACACCGTATTCAAGAAAGCATGGCTGCGTGCCTACGCGCCCGTCGCATTGCGGAAAGAGAATACAACCCTAACATATCTTATAAATGCATACGTAGTAAAGCAGAAACAGAAGTGTACATGGGTGAAAAATCAATTAAAAAACTCCACCTCAAATAAGGTTGCAAAAGAATTAAAAGATAGACGTTATCACCAACGTGTGGTACGATCTAAGAAAGTTTATGACAGGAAAAAATTTCAAAATAACAGCAGAGATAGTTAATGGTATCTGTCCCACGTGTGATGAGTACACACCATTGGTAGGTATAACCAAACAATATTTTAGATGTTTAACATGTGGATCCGATTTAGAACAAAAAGTAAATGGCGTTATAAGTTATATACCACATTTATCTAAAGACTCATTGAAATCAAAAGTAGACGAATATTTTAATGGCGAAGCGTAAATTTACAAACTTCGTACCAAGACCAAAACCTCGTAAACGTCCGAGAAGACATACAAAAAGCCTCAACAAACATAAAAAAAGATCGCATAAGCCTTACAACCGACAGGGGAGAAAACAATAGTTGACAAATAATCTTAAATGATTATCCTATAGCTATGAAAGATAAAATAGTAACATTAAAAATAAATGGTGCAAGTCAAGGTCAATATTCTAGCTTGTTATTAGAACTTAATTTAATGAAAAAAGAATGGAAATCTGCAGGTGTTGAAATGAAAATATCAGCTCCAGGGTTAAAAAATATATTAAATTGGGGAACAAAAATAAATGAGTATGTTAGAAATAGACAGAATAGCAAATCTGTGGAATCAAACAAAAGATCCAAAGTATAAAAATCTTTGGTATCAATTAATAAAGGAGTTTGCAAATGGACCTCATTGTATTAAACGACGGGTTGTATCACCTAATCCCTTTATCAAAAAAAATGATAGAGGGTCTAGAATTGATAAATAAACCAGATTGTATGGAGCTTTGTGAGATTTTACGTTTAAAACTTACAGGCTACATAGAAAAGCTAAATTTACATATCATGAATGATAATTCTGGTGTGTTAATTGGCTGTATGTGTAGATAAACCTACCCTAAAGAGAGAAAAGAAAGGGTAGGTAATGGTGAGAAGATAATCTCGCCATACCATAATCTTGCCACATTGTCAAATGCTGGGGTCAGGAGTGCAAGTAAATCTAATAAACATACCATGCTTATTAACTTCTTTAGGGCCTATCTCTTCCATTTTTTTAATAGACTCTTCATAACCAAACATCAAACACTCGTATTGAGTCCTGAATGTGTCAGGCCACTGGAGAGGAGGCATACACATCTGTTCAGTTTGAGAACAAAGTATCAAAGCTAAAATATATTTCATTGACAATCCTAGAATTTATCCTATATTATACGTTAAATATGAAAGGAAACACTAATGACAGATATAACTAAATACAGAAATGTCTCGCTATCTAATGAAACATACAGAAGCGGACATCTTTTATCAACTAAAATGTTCAAGGGACTACAGGTCTCTATGTCACAATTAATTGAAGTTTTAATTTCAGATAAAATTAAAAACTTAAAATTAGAGAAGGAGTTGGAAGAATATAAACAACCAACAAGAAGAACGTTTAAGAAGAGAAAGAAGAAGTTAAATGGCAAAAATAAAAAAAGCTAGAATAAAAATACATATCTGCGAAACTTGTCATGGCAATGGATATGTTAGAGTCGCAAAACTAGATGGTGACCCCGCATTAGATTTTAGAGATCGAAGCGAGGTTCACCAATGTTGGGACTGCGATTCAGAGGGAGAATATTATGAAACGATCACTGATGATCTTATCGATGATGGTGCTTCTGACAAACTGCACTAAGTTTGAGTTTGATGGATTTGATCCAACAACAGCAACGGTTCGTTGGATTATAAAAAAGAATTTCGATGTGAAAAGGACCTCCGTCCATACAACGCCTAGCGCTAGTCCCTGTACGGCAACCGAAGAAGCGGAAAGTAACGTGGAGGTGTGGAGCCTTTGCCCTCGTGTCGACGTGCACGGAAAGCACGAGGGTTGATATGGTGCCAGAAACTGATAGGGCTTATATCGCTGGACTCTTTGATGGTGAGGGTAGTATCTATTATAAGAAAGTCAAAGAGAAGAAAAAGAAACACAAAGGTAGAGGTTACAGGTACGCTAACACATGGCGTATTAGTATGGAAATAACTATGACTGATAGATCTGTTATAGAATGGGTGCACGAAGTATTAGGCTGCGGAACTTTCAACCACAAGCCACGTAAAGGTTTTCGTAAAGATGGAACACCATATTTAAAACAATACAAATGGCGATGCACATTTAGAGATGCATACTATGTGTGTTTGTTAATTTGGCCCTGGTCACATACTAAGCTACCAAAGATTAACCAGATACTTGAACACTATGCTGATAGTGGTAAAATGATGAGTGGAAAAATTGTTAATTTACAAGCATATAGGGAGGCACTAGAATGATGTTAAAATTTTATTTGTGGGTAATGGGTTGGTCCGGAACATTAAATGCGTGGGCATGGCGTAAACAGGCGAGTATCATTAAAGACCGACAACGAAAAGAACACGAAGAATATTTAGAAGAGTTGAAGAAGAAACTATGACACCGGTATACGCGTTAGGTATGTTGTTTGTAGGTATCGTAGCCTTGTCGATAGGGTCTGCGATAGCTTTTATAATATTAAGAAAAGTGTATCGAGAACTACACCGATCGAAAAGAAGATTTGACGATTTAGAATGATGGAAGATAAAGACATACAAGAATACCATAACATAGGTAGACCGATAAAGTTTAATGCTAAGTATAACTATGTGAAAGGTACACAAATCGAGGAACACGGATCAAGGACCTATGATGTAAGTGGCTATAGACTTCCGTCAGTAACTACTATATTAGGAGCCACCAAAGATCAAACATTTCTAAAAGATTGGAAGGCCAAAGTTGGAGAAAAACGAGCAGAAGAAATTAAAAATCATAGTAGTAGGAGGGGAACATCCATGCACAAATTCCTCGAGTCTTATGTTACAGGCGTTGGCTACGATGATCTTACAGGGATCGGACAAGAGGCGAAGCCCATGGCCGAGAAAGTTATTGAAATGGGTCTTACGCCAGTTGAAGAGTATTATGGATCAGAAGTTACATTATATTATCCTGGCCTTTATGCTGGGTCTACTGATTTAGTTTGTTTACACAATGGCAAAGAAACCGTTATAGATTTTAAACAAGCAAACAGACCAAAAAAGAAAGAATGGATTGAAGATTATTTTATGCAGATAGCAGCCTACGCTATGGCTCATGACTACGTACACAATTCTCACATAGAACAAGGTGTAATAATGGTATGCACTCCTGACCTATACTACCAAGAGTTTATGGTAAATGGGGCAGAATTAAGGCAATGGAAACATAAGTTTCTTAAAAGATTAGACATGTATTATGACCTAAAACATGATGAGAAAGAACAAGCAAACATACAAATGAAAGAGGAGGACTTTAAGAATGGAACGTGATATAAATGGATATTACTATGACGGAGACAAGCAGTGGATATTGTACGAAGACGAACATGGTAATATAGAAATGGAGGAAGACAAAGATGAATGAACAATTATTTAGAACGCTTCTAAAAAGATACGAGGCAGAGATAGAAGATGCTATGTATAAAATTAAATGCATCGAAGATCACAGCCTGGTAATACCAGAGCACATAGACATTACAGGAGAGGTTGATAAGCTGTTAAGCCAGATAGGTAAGGCAGAAGAAAAGTTGTCCGTAATGAGGAAATATTATGTCCAAAATAAGGCAAAGGACGTTATATAGAGATTTAAAAAGTTTGAAAAAAAAATATTTTTTTCATTCAAAAAAAGTGTACCTTTTGTACTTTTAGTCTAAAAGTATTGATTTTATTGACTTTAGGGTGGACAGATCATGGTACAAATTATGTTTTTAAGTACAGATTATTTTGTACCATCAAAAGCCCTACGCGCGCAAGGTTGGTTTTCTGTGTAACTTTTTAAACTTTTTAGATTGCTATTAGTATGATAAATAAAAATTATGCCTAGGAAAAGACGAAAAAGAATCGCAACTGATGTATCTCCCGACATACCTTATCCGAGAGTCAGAGTGGAGTGGATTGATTGTGTCAGTGACTCTGGCTGGGCTACCGACAAAGAGTTTGATAAAATGAAACTAGCACGACCTGTAAACGAGGGTTGGTTGTATTCAAAAGATAACAAGTCTATAAAATTATTTGCGTCTTATGATAAAGATGAAGATGGTATTACTTTTGGGGATCGGACAATGATTCCTCGGGCTTGGGTAAAGAAGATTCAGAAGTTGGGGTGACATCTATAATTTGTGAATAATCGTCTATTATTTGTTTCATCTTCGCTTCTAGTTCTTGTTCTGATAGGTCCTCTAATTTTCCTGTTTTTATTATTTTTCGGTCTATGTATAGCCCTGCTGCTTTTCCTCGATTTGTTTCAGCGTTCACCGCAGATGAAAAAGAACCCTTCTTCAAAGCGGCCTCTCTGAGTCTACTTAATTCTGCTATGTGATTCTCGTAAGTAACTTCGTTTTTTCTTTGACTCTCTTCTCTTAATTCACCAATATACTTTACGACAAGTGGGAATAGTTTTGGATTGGTAAGTGTTGACCCTTCGTGTCTAGCATTGTCTTTGCTATATCCAGCAGCTATAGCTGCCTCTGTTTTTGTCATTGGTCCAGATTCACCACCAAATACATAAAACTCAGCAAATCTTTTTTGCATATCTGTCAGTCTTTTTGGTAATCCCATATTGACTTTTTAAGACAACAATTCTATAAAGTCAACTATGAAAGAAGATGAGGGATACAAACAATTAATAAAAATGTTGAAAGAAGAAATACAAGAATTAAAAAAATACAAATCAGAGTGCATAAGATTAGAAAATTTATTGCACGGCTATAAAAAAGTGATAGAAGAATTAAGTCGTCAGGTGGTTAAATAATGTACGTCAAACACCTGCAAGAGTATTTAGATAAATTTACTGAAGGACAGCAAGGTCGTAGAGGTAATGCAGTCAGTGATGCAAAGATTTATATCATGACTCGTAAAGGTTACCTGGAGGAGATTAAACGGATTGAAGTTCACCAAAGTAATAATCCGATGGATACTTCCTTGCGAGTAGTATTGAAACCAAACAGAGAAGAGAAACTTATTTTACCTCCTGGTTACGTAAAAGATTATTAATAAGAACACAGGAGTTGTCTTGAAAAATGCATGGGACCAGAGCGTAAATTATATCAAAAAGTTAAGAAAAATATTACATCTATTTCTTGGATTCGACTTGAAAACCTTAGCCTATCCGGTACTCCTGATCTATTGGGCTACAATGATTCTGGCACCTTTTTCACAATAGAACTTAAGACAACAAAAGCAAACAAGATTAAATTTTCACCACACCAAATAGCGTTTCATAAACGACATCCTAAAAATACTTTTATCTTGGTCCAGCACCTCGGTTCAGGGTGCGTGAAACTTTATGAAGGGTCCAGGATCTTGGAGCTTGAGGCTTGTGGCTTGAAGCTTGATGCTTGTTGCTCGGGGCTTGAAGCTTGTGGCTTGTTGCTTAACAAGCTTGGAGCTTGAAGCTTGTGGCTTGCAGCTTGTCGCCTGTGAATCAAACCTTTGTTTGCATTTGAGATTGGACGTGGCCCAGGGAGCTTGAGGCCCGGACCAGTCGAACGTTCCTCACTGAGCGACAGCTTCTTAGGACTAATTGCCTGGTCCGTTGCGGAATCCGCACTGCCTGAAATGGGCCTTACGTGCGAATCCCTATTGCGCGCTAGCTTGCGCAAATTCTTATAATAGTTTGGGTGTCTAAACATTTTAATGAGCTTTGTATGATATATTTTTTATTTCAGGATTCCAGCATTTTCTGCAATCTCTGCATTCGTTGTCTTGAAGAGACGCCGGGCAATTAAAGTCTTTACCTGTGACTACGCTCGAGCTGTTGGGCCACGACGCATGCGCCCGCTGGTTCACCATGGGCGCGCTGAATCGTATGACTAAATTGTTTGGCTTAGCGTGCAAGTGCTTCTTGATCCACGCTTCACGAGTCGGTAACCAATGACGCTTAGAAGGTGTCAACCTGCAAACCTCGTATATTTTGTTTAGGTGGTTCAGATCCTGTACGTCCCCGCTGTCGTGCCATCGAAATACATCCGGCTTCTTGCTGTTGATCAGGTGGGCCATTGCTTCAACCCACTTGTCACCTGTGATGGCGGCCAGCCTTCTGTATTGCGCGTCTTGCACAACCTTGAACACGTAACAACCTTTGAGCGCATAACAATCATAACAGACGCTGCCTGGTATCTTCTGGAGCTTGCCGCCTGTCTTGCATTCTTTGGCCGGTAAACCTATCGACCAGCCCGGCATCTTTGAAGGCTTCGACAGGCTGCCTCCGATAATTTTTAATGCTTCTTTCGTATTCATATGTCCTTTATAATCCTATATTCTTTATTTGTCAAGCTTGAAGCTTGCGGCTTGATGCTTGCTGCTTGTGGCTTCAGGCTTTTAAAAAATTTCTTACAGCTGCGCAGGTATCTGGCCGGTAACGTGCCATGGTCCTGTGTGAACCATGGCAGCAAATCATTGTGTTTAATCCTTTTCATTTAATTTTTTAAATCTTTCTTGATCTTCTTTTACCAGCCGCAGAATTTCTTCTAGAGCGTTAGCTATTCTCTGTAGCTGGAAACGATTTGTATCTGTGTCTTGTTGTGTCATAATTTTCCTTTCTAAATCCATCCTATCATATCCTGGACAGGTTGTCAAGCTTGCGGCTTGTAGCTTTTAGCGACCAGTGAGACTGAAGCCCAGCGGCAATTGTTTACCGGGATCCCAGGGCTTATCAGCCTATCGACTGCTCACTGATCCCTGGTCCACTAGTGGCTAATAGGCGGGCCTTTCAGTTTGCAACCTTACCGGGCCATCCAGTCCTGGATCGCGACCTAGAATATAGCCCATCGAAACAGGCACCTACCTAGCTGGACCAGGGATCAGTTCTAGTTGTGCGGTTGTTTCTAAGTCTCTACACAACCAGAAGTTGTCCCACCAAATTAGAAACGAGTTAGAGATAAAACTTAACTAATTTGATAAATCCTATATAATACTTGACAATCCAAAAGTCAAGTGCTAAAAACAAATTATGCAAAATAATAATAACATAGAAAGGAAAAAACCAATGGCTAGAATAAGACTAAATCAAGAGTACAGAAATAAAATTGCTAATAGAATTAAAGAGCATTTATTTTTGGAAGATACACAAGAACGTCAAAAGTATCTTGAACTAAAAGAAGTTCAAGACACTCAAAATCAATCTGCGTGGGAAGTGGCTACAAAAATTGTTCGTAGGCATTACACACCAGAAGATGTTGAAAAAGCATATTATTTGCAAAATAAGTTTGAAAATGTTTCAACGATTGCAAAAGATAGTTGCTTTCATTTTCATTATCTCGGTACAAAAGAAACCAGAGATTATGATAATAATGTAAGAATAGAAGAAAATGTGCCAATAGAAAAACATTTTGATTTTAAATTAAATGGTGACATTGACACAAGTTCTAATCATTCTGGAAATTCAGATTGGGAATATGCTTACGCATACTACCGAGATGAACTAAAAGCACAAGAGGGTTGCAATCCAGATATTTTGATTGAACAAGAGGGTAAAGACCTTAACCCACACTTAACAAAATTTAATGACGCAAACATTAAATATCTTGGTGACAGAGGCAACGACAGAGGACATTGTTTAGAGTGGAAAAATAAATTTTCACTTGATCTAATTGGTCGAGATTATTGCCGAGATAGGTCTATTGCTTGTGATAAATCAGAGTTTGATTTTTTAATAAATTGGAAAAATCAAAAAAGTCAATTTGTTCTCGCACACTATAAATGGATTAAATCTGTTTTAAACCAAATGAAAGAAATTAAAATTGGTTTGAAAGGATATAAATATTTAGATGAGGCGATTGAGTTAGCAAATGAACTTGGTGTCAATATTACTGACCATGAGATTATTAGAACTAACTCGACTGGTTTAGTAATCTACAATCCAAAAAATCTTGCTGAGAGAATAAAAGGCATGAAGAATAAAAATGTGTCAAGACAAGATAAAATCAAAGCAAGGTTGTTGTATGAGGCACAATTAAAAAGTGAAAATAGTTTAAATTAACTATTGACAATTAAGGGACAATCCTATAGGGTTGTCCCTAGAAAGGATAAAGAAAAATGACTAAAAACTTTTATATAACTTACTTCTCAAACAAAGACAAAAAGCATATTACTAGACGTGGCAAACATGACGATAAGTCAAGATTTGGCGAAAGTAAAAATGGCGTTGCGTATTATGTTTATTATGACTTAGATGCTCATGGATATAGAACAGCATCTAAATCATGGAAAGTGAGGTACTAAATGTTGTACGCTACAGCAATAATAATTAAGGCAATGTTAGGATTAGGATTAATGTTAGCCGGAATAATAATCTCAATGCATACTGATGAAAATGTATTAGCAGTTTTAATATTCTTTGGTGGATTAATTTCTTTGTGGTCCATATTACCGAGTTGCTCAGAAAATAGGGAACGCAATGACAGACTTTAATTGGTGTCATGGTCCGAGTTGTCATGCAAAAGTGACAACAGACCGAGTGCGAGGGTCTAAGGGCAATAAGGTCCTTAGAACTCGTAAAATAAATCTAAGTAGTGATTATATTAGAAACTCAGTTTGGTCTGTATTTTGTAGTCAAGGTTGTTATACAGATTTTTTCTACAAACATTGGGCTGAGGTGATTAAGATTGCACCGAGAGACAAGCCCCTTGAAACACCGATCGAGGACCCTAAAAAAGTGGCGCATGAGGGGTGGAATGGTCGAGTGTATTACAATACAGAAATTAATAAAAAAGAGGTTGACAATAACTCTAATCCATGAGAATATAGGACATGACTAAGAAAGTAGAAATAAAAATGCCAAAACATTTAAGCCCAGATATCTGGAAGGCAGCGCTATTTATTGAGAATGCTGAAGACAAACAAGAGGCAAGCAATAGAATAGAGTTTTTGCTAAAAGAGAAGGGCGATGAATTTATGGCTTATTGTATGGCTATATTATGCCTACCACAATTAATGGAAATGGTTAAACACACACAAGAATACAAAGACCATTTTCAAAACAAAGTGGCTAAAAAATATCATTAATAATAAATAATCCTCGGCGCTAACGCGCCGAGGGGTCCCGAAACAAATCCAAAAATCCAAATAAACTTAGACCCTAACCCCCCTTTTTGCAAAAAGGGGTCCCACTACTCTAGGTTGTATTGCAAGTTTTACACATTTGTGTATACTGAAAACATATTGGTACCATGAACTTGAATAAGGTAAATATAGAAAAATTACCTGCAGATGTTCGTAAGACCTTCAAGCAGATGCAACTCTTGCTTGCAGAAAAAAA